TTCTCATCCACTACTTTACTATCCCCAAACCAACGGCGGAAGTTGGCTGTGGCCCTGTCGCGCAGGCTTTTGCTCTCAGTCGTAGTGCGCTCTGCTTCTGGTTTTAGTGCGCCCTTCTCTACCTTGCCAAAAATCTGTTCGGCAGATTCCATCTTTGTCAGAGCAGACTTGATGGATTGGAATAGGTTACGCAGTCTCTGAATGATCGCTTGAATCATTCCTGCTGGTGGTTTAGTATCAAAGTCCGCAAAGGCGTCAGCAACGGCCTCTTCGGTAATCTTCTCCATATCTCCTTTGTACTCACGCATGTAAGCGTCATACCGAGATTCTTCTCCAGCTTTCAGGGGTTTACCGTCAATGTTCCTTTGTTTAAGGTATTGGTCAATCCACTTATCCTTTGCCATCTTGGATAGTGATTTCCACTGCGCGTCAGTAAAGAAGCCGAGTTCGCGCAGGGCATGGACGGCTTCGTGCCGTAGAGTACGAATGGGGTTAGCAGAGTCAGCAGCAATCTGGATTAGCTTCGCGGCGTAAGAGCCTTCATCCCGCATACCTTCTATAAGGTTGAGGCCAATATCTTTCAGGCCAAACTTGTTTAGCAGAGTGCGTAGGGTTTGTTCAAAGGCTTTTAGTTGGCCTTCTGTCTTCCCGCGCAGGGAGAACATCGATCCTTGATCTGGGTTAGCGTCAGCAGCACGGTCACTACCAGTTAATCCAAACTCATCTACCTCTGCATCTGCTTTTGCCTTTTCATCTGTTGCTTTTTTCTCTGCGGCTAGGCGCTTCTCTTCTGCTTTGGCACGTTCTTCCTGGGCTTTTAGGCTTTCGGGTGTAGGTGCGGTAAGTCCTTCTTCCAAGCCAGCGTCTTTACGTAGCTTCTTGTAAAGCTCTGGATTAGTGTGGAAGTTTTCTAGATCGTTTACCGTCTTTTCCAGTTCAGCAATTTTTGCTTGAGTGGCTTCAAGATTCTTTACATCTACCCCGCCGAGCTTTGCTTTCTCTGGACTCTTTGCCGCGCCTTTAATAGCAGAGAGTTGTTGCCGTGCTTCTCTTTGTTGCCGAGTTGCTTCTTTGGTTACAGCTTCTGCCTCTTTGGCAAATGAATCGTCAAACCCAAATAAATCTCCATTACCCTCTTGCCCTTTAAACCCTGCCGCCATAGCGGAGCGCATAAAGTTAACGGCATGGTTAATTGTCTTGCCTTCAAGAACTTGCTTTATGCCAAGGTTCTGTAGCGCTTCATCTTTGGGTGCGTTTATGGCAATTGAGGTTGCTGCATCGTCGGAGATTGTTTTGTTACTGTGCGCGGCAATAAGCGATGGGCTTCCTGCATCCGCGATTGTGTAAGCCTGTCGCCCGATGGCAGTGTTAAGCAATCCTTCTGCTGTGGCTTGGTCTTTGGTAAGTCCAAATTCTTTGAAGAAGTTAACATAGTCTTTTACCTTTCCTCGTCCGTCTTTTACGTTCAGCTCAATATCGAGCATCCGAGCCATGTCGGCGGTAAAGCCATCTGTCTCTTTATGAATTTGAGCAGGGATGGTTTTTTCTCCGCTTCTCTGCGCCAGATCAAGCCGGTGCCTACCACTGATAACTTCCATATCCCCGTTGGCTCGTTGCCAAACTTGAATTGGGGATGCAAGCCGACGATCAAACTTACCTTCTAACCTAGCCTCTTGCGTTACACCTTTTTGATCTGCGCCTTCTTTAAACTGGGGAATGTCTTTAGACAATTTCAGGTTTTGAACAGGAACTTCAACAACGCTACCCTCGGTGTAGGTTGGCTGACTTGCAAGCGTATTTGCTGGTTTTGTCTCAGTTACGACAGGTTTTGTAACGGGTGCGACCCCTGAGGGGGGTGCGATCTGAAACGTTTCAGATCGTTTTTGTTCTGGTGCGGTTTTTTCATCTTCGCGGGACAGTTCCAGTAGCTGTTCTGTCATCGCTGGTATTTGCGCTTTTACCTCTGGCGTGGTGTAGTCCAAACGCTCAATAGCTGCTTGTTGCTGGCGAAAGTTCTGTAGCGGGTCTGCACTATATGTCGTAGCCAGAATCTTTCGGTACTCAATCTCTTTTGCTTTCTCAGCAGCGGCTTCTTCTAGTTGTTGCTTTTCTCTTTGTAAAGCAATCAGTTGGTTGGATGTGGTATCCGTACCAGTCATTCCAGGCATTTGCCGAGCCTGCTCCTGCGCTGCTACTTGTTGCTTTTGCTCTTGTGCTTGTTGCTCTTGCCGTGCTTTAGTCTGTTCTGCTTGTTGTTCTCTCGCGGCGGATAGCAGTTCAGCGCCAGCAGTAGGTGCGCCTTGCATCATTCCAGATGTGTCAGCACCAGTTAGAGATGGGGCAGGTTGATAAACGTCAGCCCTGCGCTCTCTAGCACCAGCAAGTAAATCAGCGCCAGCCGTGCCTTTGGCTTGCTCTTCCAGCATCGTAGCGGTGTCTGTGCCGGTTAGAGATGGGGCAGCTTTGTAGGCGGGTGCTTCAGGTTTTACTTCAGGTGCAGGCTGCTCTGCAGGCGCTTCTGCTTTGGGTGCGCCCTGCATTACGTGAGATGCTGCACCTCCAACGCCACCAATTGCGGCAGCGCCAAAGAAGGCTTCTTTGTATTCTTTTTTGGCGTCTTCATTGGTCAAAGACAATCCAGCTTGCCAACGCTCTGCGGCCTGCTCCAGTACCTCAGTAGGCGCTTCTGCAACGACACCTAAAGTAGCGCCTTTGATTGCCCTACCTGCTACGCCAGATGTGCGCTTTGCCAACTCTGCCGCAATCTCATTGCCAATGACTTTGGTCGGAAGTTTAGAAAGGCCGAGAGTAAAACGATCCGCAAAATACCCAATCGGGGCGGTGACGGCAGCGGCAGCAGCAGCCTTACCCGGCGCTAGTGTTTCTCCGGTAGCGCCTTCTTCTGCTTGTCGCCGCATGAATTGACCAAACTGCTGCACTCCATAAGTACCTATACCGGCTAACGGTGCAACTACAGGGGCGAATGGGCCTGACATTGCGCCAGCGGCAGCGCCAGCAGCAAGAGGTACTGCCATGCTAGGCGCACTCTCAAGAATCTTTTCACCCACAAAAGATGGTGCTTTTTTCAGCGCAGAAAGCAGGCCTTCTTTTTCATAGGCTTGCTCAATAGACTCCCAAGATGTGCCGGGTACTTGTGGTTTTTTGGCTTCTTCGCGGATGGCGGCAGCTTGTGTCCCAGCGCTTTCCATGCCAAGAGCAGATTTAATGCCAAGGCCAACACCAGCAATGCTTTCCGGTACGGCTTCTAGACCACGAGTAGCCGCGCCTTTCAGCCCCTCCATAAAGGTTGGGGTAGGTTTGCCGGGAGCCTGAGTTGATGCAAGAACTTTTTTGACAGTAGCTTGTATTACGCTTGGGTCTGTTCCGTCAGGAAATTCAAGAATCCGTCCATCAGCCAGTTCTGCTTCAATCGCCATACAAAATACCTTTTTAGATTGGGTTGCCTTGGGCGTCGAATTTTATTCGTGTGCTTGCTTGCGGCGGTGCAGCAGCAGGCCCAGCCATTTCTTTGGCAATCAATTCCTTTCTGATGGCATAAACATCTGGAACTGGTTTCCCAGCCTCTTTTGCTGCTTTTTGCATTTGAGTAATGTAAGACATGCCTTGCATAGATTCCAAAAACTTACTCACATTATCAGCGGCTTGGTCAAGAGTAATTGGCTTTGGCAATATAGCTCGTTCTGAAAGTGCCGCTATATTCATCCCCGCAACCTTCTCGCGGGATGCGCGATCTGCCGCGCCTTCTTTTTCACGCGATGCAATTTCTGCACGTTTGATATCACTTTCTAGCTTGCGGCGCATTTGCTCGTCGTAAATTCTTAACAGATCAGCCGCCTTTTGATCGCCATTTTTTGCTTGCTCTCGTAGTATTGCCACCATGTTTTGTTGGTTTTGTGCAACAACAGTATTAATATCACGGTTAGCAGCCATGATTTCTTTGGCGCTCATGTCCTTTTGATTGGCGCGGAGTTCGTCTATCTTGTCACGCGCTTCATCCAATTTCTCTTTTGCTGCGTTGTACTGGTCAATTCCACTAGCATAGGTGGACAATCCTTTCTTGCCGCCTGCTGCGATAGCTTGGCCCAATGATCCTGACGTACTCATGGTCTCCAAGCCAGCCTGAATCCATGCCATGCCCTCAAGGTTACTCTTGGTCTTCTCCAGCGCCGCTTCTCGCTCCGTAAGGCGACCTTCCTTACCTTTAAATTGGTCGCCGCGCTCAGCCCAATATTTCTCTACAGCAGCCTTATTTTCTTCTGCTGCTTTCTTGCTTAGTTCATTTGCTGCTGTTTGGGCTTTTGTTACATCGCCATATCCGGGCTCACCAATAGCTGCTTGCATCGCTTTATATTGGTCGATCACACTTTGTGTAGTTGGTGCCGACTCAGTAGGCGTTGGAGACGGCGCTTGAGTAGGCGGGGTCTTTGGTGTTACTTTGGCTGTTTGTGGCGCTTGCTTTAGTGCGGCCAAACCTGCGCGAGGCTTTTCAGGTGGGACTTCTGGGCGAAGGCCGCTTTGGCTACCGGGTACAAATATGCTGCCAGTAGGCCCACCGGATAGTTTTTGTTTTTGCGCCTCTTCTCGCATTGCTTGATATTCTGGCGCATTGGAAAAAATTGCCGCTAAAGGTAACCCGGGATTTTGCTTCTGATATTTTTCCCATAGTCCCAACAATGAGCCTTCTGGAAAAGTTGTCTCTTCTTCCGCATTTCCGCCATCGGCATATCCAACGATTCCACCATCAGCCATCGCTAAGTTCTGTACGGGCAAAGCAGCTATTCCAGATTCCTCCATAGGAATACTTTGCTCTACTTGCTCTACCACTTTAGGTGGCTGTGCTGGTGCTTGTTGTGCTTGCTGACTTGCTTTAGCGCGGTTCAGTTCTGTCAATCGAGAGCTAACCAAAGACATTGCTATGGCGTCATTACTGTGCATACGGGCAAACTGGCGCAGTTGGTCCGGCCCCATTCGCTCTACCATTGCGCGCATGGTTTCAATATTGATCGTCATAGCCAGTCCTTAAATCTGATTGATAAGCAAAGCCGACAACCCGGAAGGTTCACTTACTCGTCCGCCTTTAGCCATTTTGGTGAGGCCGTATGCTATTTGCCCAGCACCGGCCAGTGTGCTCCCAATAGTGGGTTGTGCCGCTGTTTTAGATTCGTACAAGTTTGTGCCAAGGTTTGATGTAGGCACACCACGCAGGATGTCAGACATAAACCCAATCTGTTTATATGGGTAGTTCTGAGAAGTAATGAAGTCGTTGTACTGGTTGGTCAAACCAGCTTGAGCCTGTTGTTGTTGCTGTGCGCCGTAGGTATTTTGTAGTTGGTTAATGCCCATGTTCTGGGTGTACTGTGCATTAGCCAAGTTGCCTAGCGTACCTGCCCCAGTTAATGCTGTCTGTAGCCCTTGCAGTCCCAGCCCAGCGCCAAACTGTCCTTGTTGTGCGTTTAAATTAGCGGCAGCTTGGTTGGCTTGCTGTTCAACATTAAATTGATTCATCCCCTGCCCGTAAGCAGCTTGTAATCCTTGTGCTTGAATGTCACCCTTTTGTAAAGCAAGATTCCTAGCGGCTTCTGCGTCCATGATGGCTGCTCGTGATCCACCGTAAGCGCCTTTGCTTACTTGTTCACTTTGCCGCCCAGTAGTGGCAATGTCAGCTTGTCGTTGTGCTTCCCGTAGCTGAATGTCTGTGACGTTCTGCTGATAAGGCGACATATAACTCTGAGCAGTACCGGCACCCGTAAAGGACTTGGCAGCATATGGGTTATAGGTAAACCCTGTATTCAACGCTCCTAGTGAAGCCAATCCCGCTGTTGCTGTAGCATCTTGCAACTGAGGTTGCGTTTGCATCAGTGCCGCATTCTCATACGACATTTGCTGTAGAGGGCTAAACTGTGCAACCCTATCCCCCTGATACTGCATATAGGGGTTTTGATTAATGTCGGTTAGCGCTGCTGCCTGCCCCAGCATTGTTTCTGCATATGGAGCTAATTGCGGTGCAAAGCCGTACTGGTTTTGCAGAATTTGTGTTGAGGTTGAATCTGCCATGATTGCTCCTTATGCGGGTAGGTATTTGTTAGCCTTAGCAATATTATCGCGCCACGGTATAGCAAGGGGACTCTGGAACATAAGTAACCTCCCCTTTTTGGCCTGCTGTTACGCGGGCTATGCTTTTTTTCATGCTGGTAAATGCCGATAGGCTTTTGAATCTACTGCGACTTTACCTTTGCCAATGCTTTTTTTCCTAGCATTTTGCACTCTGTCCATCATTTGATATAGACGTTTTGCGCCAGCTTCAGTTGAGCCATTACCAAGTTCGGACACAATCCTTGCAGGAATTACAAACTCATTATTTGCGAGTCGTGCAGGCTGCTTCCCTCCAATTGTCGCCGGGATATTGTCGCTAACCCCATCTCCTGGACCACGCAGCAATTGACCGCCGTCAGAGTAGCCGCCTAAAGAGCCTAGACCACCACCAGCATATCCAGCCATTCCACCGTAGGCAAATGCTTTGCTACCCCCACCTAAGCCAGCATTGTCTCCTTCTGGTGCTCCTTGGTTATCTGCACCTGATATGGCATTAGCCATTGCATCTGACTGTGCAGCCTGCACATTATTAGTAGCAACTTGGGCGGCATAATCCGATGCAGCCTTATTGGCGGCTGTTGGAGTTGGTGTACCAATTAAATCAACAACAGGCGTTGCTGCAATTTCCGCTTGTGATTTAGGCCCAGCAAAGTAACCTGAGACTTTCCCAGCCAAATAATCAGCGGCCAACGGTGTACGTCCACCAATTCCAATATCACTCGGAGCATCAAATGGGTTTCGTGCTGGCGCGTCTTGTCCGCCTGTTTGATTGTTCATCAACACATCTACACCAGCGTTACCGGATGAAACTTCGTACTTGCCTGCTGTTGGGTTCCATTTGTAGGTAATGCCGTTTTTCACCATTGTCTCAGGACGGTAAATTCCGTTGGCAAAATCCCAGATATGTTTGGCACCAGTGCTGTCTACATATTCTTTTGCCTGACCGCCATCGGCAAAACTGCTTTTTGTAAGCCCGCCATTAGCAAGTGCCATCAGCCCACCCTCTTTGGCGGGTAGTGCTTTGTCGGCTGTAGCTTTAGCAAGCAGTGTATTAACCTCACTCCAACTCATGCCTGTAGCTTCGGATAGAGTATCAGCATCAACATTGTTCAAGATTGCCCAATCAGCCAATGCATTTCCAGACAATGGGTTTTTAGCCAAAGCAGACTTGGCCTGATTAATAGACATATAGTTAATAATCCCACCTGACTTGGTATCGGGATCATAAGTTTTTACTTGGCGAACATAATCTGGATTTTTTGCATATTGCCCTGTACTTTGGTTCCAGATAAATTGTTTGTTGGGATTGGCAGGCGCACCCATTACTTCGCTGTACGGCTTGGATGGCTCTCGATAAATCTTATTGCCACTAGCATCTACATCAGCAGTTCCGGTGGTTGTTGGGTATGATCCTTTGCCCATCAGGTAGTCATACATGGCCTTGGTATCACCAGTGTTTTTGTACTTGGCGTTGAACTCTGCCATGGTCTTTGGTGCGTATGGAATGTATCCAAGGCTACCGCCGCCTTCGGTGTAAACATCACGCACCTGTTTCATACCAGTAAACCCACCCGCAGGAATTCCAGGGATATTGGGCGAGGTTGTAATGGTTCCATTAGGATTTACAACTGTGCCACCCCCGGTTTGTCCCGGCCCTGTTTGACCACTTGCCCCAACTGGCACATTGGCGGCTTGATTAATTGGTACAGGGAACAATTGAGCCAATGTTTTCCCGGTGGCTCGTATGACATCAGCCTCATTCAAGTTTGATTTGCCAAGCTCCGCAACTGCTTGGTTGTACGTGGCTTTAGGATTCGCGGCAATCCAATTGGTAATCAGATTGTTTATACCCTGTGGCCCCATATTTCCAGCCAATAACCCGTACTCAAGTCCTTTTGAGCCACCAGTGCTAGACAAAGCCCTTCCAACATCCATCCCGCTTACGCCCCACTGGGCCATTGCGGCATCAACTTCAGCATCTGTTGCATTAGGATGCGCCGCAATCCAACTGGAGATACCTGTATTTAGGTCTGCCAAACCTTTGTTTTGCTGCAACAACCCGGCTCGGACATTGCTTGAGTAGGCTGGATTTGCTAACGCTTTAGCCAAATCTGCTTGGCTAATCCCATACTGTTGCATTTGTTGGTCAATGGTTGCCCGTGTGGCGTTGGGATTTGCACCAATCCAAGCATTGATAATGTTGTCAAGATTCTGACCTTGGGATGCTGCGTAAGCCGCTGCGGCAGACTGCGCTGGCTGTGTAACTTGTTGGTTGGTTTGTTGGGTAGCGCCAAAACCATTTGTCAGCGGGTTGCTATAAGCAGCCGCTCCGCCATAGTCGTTATAAATAGACGGATTTGTAATGGAGGCTTGCCCTGATCCTTGTTGTGTATTGCCAAAATTTATACCAGCATTGCTGAAATAATCATTGACTTGCCCCAAAGAATATCCGCCTGCGCGTGACAGGTCTTGTGCAGTTACGCCATATTGCTTGGCGGCATCAGCAATTGCTTGTGGGTTTCCAATGTTTGCATCAATATATGATTTGATTTCTGCATCAGTTACACCGCCTGTTGCATAACCTACTGAACCACCGTTTGCTAAAGACATCAATCCACCTTTGGCGGCGGCGTAAGGCGTACCTGCTGTGTATCGTTGTGTAATAGGCTCATAGGTATACGGCCTAATATAACCACGGTCTGATGTCTGTCGCGGTGTGGTAGTCTGAACCTCATTCGGATTCTCACCAGCAAAGATAGGAGATGCTGCGGCAGCTAGTGTCTTTGCGCCAATGGCTCCAATTGCTTGTTTGGGGTTTTCCAAAGCAGAAGACAATCCTGCTCCAATTTTGTCTGACATGGTTGCATTAGCCATGCGGTCAGCAACACTCTGTTGTACTGCTGTGTTGTAAGCCTCTTCAGTCAAGCCTTTTGCGGCTGCGTCAGACACTGCCGACTCTGCGGCTTTGGAACCAATCTGTGCCGCACCTAACCCAACCAATCCTTCTGTCAATCCCGCGCCACCGTAAGCACCCAGGCCAGCCATCAATCCTTTACCCAAATTCCCACTAGCCAAACCAGAAATAGCACCTACACCCAAACCTGCCATCAGCGGGGTAATTGTCCCGCCAGTCATTACACTTAATGCACCACCAATTACCGTTGGAAGCAAGTCTTCCAAAAACCCAGCTTCCGGCAAACCGGTTTGAGGATTGATGGTAAGTTGACCACCTTTAGCCTTGGCAAGAGCAGCAAGCCCAGATACCTCGTTCGGCGTCATGTGAACAAGTGTTGTATCTTTACCACGCCCCTGATTGGCAAGATGCTGGGCAATGTTTTGTAGGCTCATAAATACTCCTGATTCTGTTGTATTTTAGTGGAAATGGTTAATTTCAACTAATGGCAACAATCCATTAAAGCTATTACTGTGTCAAGTCATAAAATGAGAGTGCAGCTACCGCATCCCCCGTTGTCGCTCCAGAGACAGTACGAATCTGGATGGTATAAATGTCACTCACGCTGGTCAGTGAAACACCAAGTTGCAAGTCCCAGTTGTAACCCGTTGGAGATGTAAGAATACCTACACCGCCACTACCGCTTGATGTTACATAACCCGTTTGAACAATCGTCCCGCCCGTAACAGCGGTAGAGGCTACGTCATATTGAACGTTGGAATCTGTTGGGACGGCAGACCATGATGCCCCAGTCAAGGTTGGGTTCTTTACAAGTACAACCTCATAGTTCTGGCTGGTAGTTGGTAGAACAGATATTTTGTTGGGAAGGACTACTGAACCCAGGGCTGTAGAAGCAAGGCGAATGGACACCAAAGGAACAAATGTTGTACCAATTGATGCAAAGGCTGTAGTCCTACGCGCTATGTTTTCCGGTGAAGTTTGCTCATACCCGCCTTCGGATATGACTGAAGAGCAAATTTGTTTTAGCGTAGCCGCCACTGCTGAGGTGGATGTAATCTCATACCTTACCGGCAAAATAGCCGTAGTCATGTACGTAGTGGTGATTTCATTGGCGTTGGTAAACGTGTGGCAGACGATGTACTGCCCATTAATCACAAAACCACACCGGACTGATCCTACGCCAAGCCACTCAAAATCCATCCACAAAATTTGAGATTTGGATGAATCTAAGGTGTAGCCTGATGCTCCCGTCCCATCTAACTTATCACCATTCCAAGATGATTGATTGACAGTTCTTGCATCGCTTACAGAACCTGTTACGTAAGACCGCAATACAAATGAATTTGTACTACCAACTTTTTGGAAAAACACGCCGTTTTGGGTATTAAAGTAACCTACCCGTTGAGTCAGGTTTGAACTGCTACTGCTATCCATGCAGAACGTAGACAGAACCAACAAGCCTTTTCCCGGTTGGTATGGAAACACTCGGTAGGTTTGTCGGACAACAGAACCAACACCGCCAGCAGTTACGCTTAAATTTACAGCAGACTCGTTGGCTTGGTATGCCGTTGCGCCCGTGCCAGTAAGGGCTGTGTCGTACTGAGAGTCAATGGCATAGCGGTTCTGACTATCAAACAACGTATAGGGTTGGCTAACTCGTACACGGCCAAAAGCATCTACGTTAGTGCCACCAATGGATACGGGTAGTGTGTCAATGGTCGCCATAAGTTGCCCCAAGATTCCGTTTAATTGGTTGAAGTACAGCCGCAATACGTTGTTTAATTGATCTCCATATTGCTGATCGTAAGTAATAGGTGCATTGGGTAAACGGGGTACAGCAACCCTATTTAACTCGTAGTCAGATGTAACAATGAGAGTCATAAGTTAACGTCGGCCATCCTGGCGGATATCAAGTCGCGGAGAACCCAATTGCCAATGAACACCTACGGCTGTAGATTCAATCTTCATTGCCATTTGCCTGCCACGCACCCGGATGTAAATTTGGCCTGTAAATTTCTCAACCGGAACTATTGCCGTTCTTACCACGGGTTGTGTGTTAGTACCAGCCAAAGAGGCGGGGTCGTTGTAACCAGAGCCTGAGTTTGCCAGTCCATACAGGGTCATTTGCACGGCAGGAGAATCTACATCAGAGCCACGGAAAGTAATGTCAGGAAGTATGCGCCATATAAATCCAAACCTATCTCCGTCATCAATGTCAAATTCTGATGTCACTACATAAGATGAAATTGGTAAAGTAACATCGCCAGATTTGTCATCATTTCCAATTTCTTGAAATAGTAGTTTCTGACCATAGGCAGAAATTGGATAGTGACTACGCACACCGCCGTCAATCCATGCGGTTCTGTTCATGGTTCCGTAGTACCAAACATTCTCCAGATAGTTGTAGACCACATACCTATCTATGGAGGATGAGCTTTCGCTACAGTAAAACCACCATACTTCGTTAAACTTTTCCAGCGTACAGGCAAAGGTTTGCTGTGCCTGACTATTGTTAAAGTCCTCAAAAACGTATTGGCGAAGATCACAGTTCAGTGTGTTTACTCGGCCATCGTATTTGTAAAACTTGTCAGACCCCATCCAGTAGGTAACACCAGACACCGCAGCAGCAGCACGGGTGCTAATCACGGAGATGTTGTCAGATAAAAGAGTGGAACCCCAAACATAAGGAGCGCCAAGATACTGCAAGGCATACAGCGCAGTATCTGTAAATACAAGTATTTCCTGCCGTACTTGGATAAAAGCAGTAATTTCAGAACCGTGGGATAGGCGCAAACTTCCAGCTTGATTGGTAATCGCTGGCGTCCACATTGCAGCATTTTCTTGGTCAGACCAACGAATAAGCATTTGGTCTTGTGTAGTGCTGCCAATATCATTGACGCCAAAAGCAATCACAAACCTTGAGGCATCTGAAACAATAAAACCATTCTGCATCAGTGGTACACCGGATGCTCCGGTTAAAGATGACAGTGCAACACCTCGTACTCCTGATCCTGCTGTGGCGTCCCAGTAGTACATCTCTTTACCAACTGGGCCGTAGATTAAATCCTCGCCAAAATTCTGTTGACCCCATACGCGAAGGTAGTCCTTTGTGCCAGTACCAACACCCCACGCACCGTAGCCCCAAGGACCAGTACCCCATCCAATAACAGGAACTTGGTCGGCGGCACCTACATTAATCTGATATGCAGCAGTAACAGTTCCGCCGCCAGTGGCATTTGAACTGGCTGTGCTGGATGCTGTGATCGTATAGGTATTGATGTCAACAAACGTGATTTGATACTCACCATTTAGAGTAAGCCCACCTACCGCAGTAGCGCCTGAATAGGTGACAAAATCATTGTTTAATGCGCCATGAGAGGCATGTGTAACAGTAACAGTGGCTAATCCACTGCTAGTTGTAAATGGATTTGTAAGTGTTACCGTTGCCCGAATAGGTGTAATGTCGCTATAAGCGCCGCCGCTTTCTAGGTAAAACTTTAAGTTTGTACCGACACCAACCAGTTTTTCAGCGCCAATCGTTACCCACGCCCAGAGTGATCGGCATGTGCCTAAAAATGTAGCTGTAGATATACGCTCCCAGCCACCAATTTTTTCAGGAGTACCTTGCCGAAAACGAATTTTGTCGGATTCATAGTATCCGCCTTCGTTGGTATATCGGGTATTTTCTCTATTTAGGCCGCTTTTTAAGACAAGTTTTTTCAGCATACGTACCTCACGCAGTCATGGCGAGGGCTTCGGCTTCTACACCAGCTACTCGGGTACTCCACCCCTTGCCAAAGGTTGCAAATGTCGGCAGAGACTCAAGGAACGCTTGCCGTTTTGCATTGTACGCTTTGATAAGTTCTTCGGGGTCTTTTTTTGATACTGCTTGAAGCGTCATTGGGCCAATAGCGCCGTCTGCTTTTACGCCAACTAACTCTTGGAGAAACTTAGCCGCTCGTCCTGGCCCAGAGTTAACAGCAAAATCGAACACGGCATAGTCCACCCCATCGGGTAGGTAGTCACCTTGAATCTTGTCCCAATACTTACGCCGGTACAGCGGAGCCACCATCTCAGGGGTAAGTGAGCGCATCTCTTTCTCATTGGACTCACGGCCTACCCACTCTTCCCAGACCGCTTTAGTGACGCCAAGATTAGTCACTCCACCTGGATCGGATGGGTGGTTTACATACCCACCCTCGTGCTTCAGAACTTGCACCAGCGCATCAACAAAGTTCTCTTTCATTGGTTTGCCTTTGCCATCTCAGCCAGTTTGTCGGTCTTGTCTTGGCTCGACTTGCTGGTGCCGTAGAAGAAATTCAGAATCGTTGCTACGACTGTCCCAAGCAGGAAACCCAAAATAGTGTCTGCAAAACGTAAGTTGGCCGCTGGAATGTTGGCAAATGTTATACATGCAATATAAGCAACTGCACATACTGACCAGAATGAGGCAAAATAATAAATAAACCGCTTGCTGAAGACATCCGACTGACCTAGTGCAGCAGTCTGCATAGCCCGTGCGTCCTTGACGTTCTCAAGGTGCATCTTGGCGTATTCCATCTCTAGTTCACGCAGTTTCTTTTCTGCGTCTGGATCACCAGCAAT